CTTCAAAAGCTTTTTCTATATGTTCTAGGCCTAAAGGTTCTTGATAAAATTTATAAATAAATGTAAATAACTTTTTCAATGTAACAGGTCGCTGTATTTCTCTAGTTAACGAAAATGAATAGCCATTATTATGTAGTGGAAAGCAAAGTTTTATTTTTTCATTAGAAGAATCATCAAAAATAACTCTATCAAATTCTTCTTGTGTAAGACTAGAAAAACTAGTGGTCTTATTTGTTGCTGTATTTGATTTAGATGTAATATACCATTCTATATTTTCTAAAAAATCCATGCTATTGTTTTCTAGTATAATATACGAGTTATATTTATATTTATATTTATATTATTGTGTATTTTATTATATATTAAAAAGTTTTACACATTATTCGCATTTTTCGTAACAGTATCTGTATTATTAGTATTAGTATTGGTGTTAGAACTCTTTTCTGACAAATATTTGTCATAATTTGCCTTAATTGTTTTCGCATCTCTAACGCACCCTCGGGTAGCTAAATTATAATATACTATAGATGTTACTAAAACAGCAGTGTATACATACCACATAGCTTCTCCAGTATTATCCTTTGACATAACCAAATCAAGTAATCTCTTTTTAACACTAACATCTTCGAAAATACCTGGTTTCATTAAAGGAGCTAATAATGCCCACATTTTTGTAAAATTTTCAGGGTATATTTGATTTATTAATAATGATTTGTTACCACAAATCTTCAATATAGTTTCTGCTGCTGACATCATTTGCTGTTTTTTATCTGTATTTTGTTCACCATCTATAGCGGTTTTCATATTTGTATCGATAAAAATAGAGGAAATTAGGTCGTTTGATTCAAAAGAGATAAAATAATATCCAACCACATCTGAAAACACAGATTTTAGTTTAGGAAATGCGGAAAGCATAGCTAGCATAAATCCAAAAATTAAAACCCAGGGGAAAAATGTGTAATATGCTGCGGCTGAGATATTTTTACCAGCATCACCGCCACATTTATTAATTAAATATGTAATATTCAAAATAAATTGTGTAACGATTATTACTAATAAATACATTGCTAGTTTTGGACGACAACTTGTATAATAACTGATTAAATCTTCTTCTCTTAGATTACCATCTGACGGCATTTCTAAAACTGGTTTACCAAAAATGGGAACAGACGAAAAATATAGTAATGTAGTTAAAACAAATATGATTAATGAAATGTAAGAGATATCCATATAGTTAATTGGTATAATTTTTTTTTGTTTTTTAAATGTATTTATTATTAATTACGAACCTAATTACACTAAACCTATTTTAACGGAACCAGGAGTAAAATATTTTTTAAACGAAACATTAAAGCAATGTCATATTTTTAAAGAAAAATACAACAATTTTTTGTTTAATATCGGAATCCTAGTTTTATTTTTAATAATTTTAGGAGGGTTATTAATTTATAAATACAAAGGTAAACTAACTCCTGAAGAAATTGCTGAAAATGAATTGAACAAAAAGCGATACATCCTTTCTAAAATAAAAAATTATCAGGACACAAAACTCAGAGCTCAACAAGAGCTAATCACCGGTTTACCACATTGGGAGACCGAATTTGATGTCATAACAAAAAAACTATAATGTATAATATAGTGTATAGTGTATAGTGTATAGTGTATAATATATAATTGATATTATATTTTACATTACAACTATAAAGAATAATATATAAATATATTCTATAATGAGCAATATTAATAACAATAATAATCTAGATGTAAATGACGCTTTAAATGAATTTTATAAATTAAAATCCAAATATGAAACAGACTATTATATAAATTATGTGAAACCTATAATTTCATCTGAAGTGTTGAGCAAGAGAGAAAAACGCCTTGCTTATTCAAAATTACCTAAGGCTGAATGTATTAATTGTAAAAGAAATGTAGGGACTATTTTTTCCATTAAAAAAGATGTGGACGAATTTATGCGAATATTTACTGCAAAGTGTGGAGATATCGAGGAGCCATGTCCACTTAATATAAATATTGAGTATGCGGATAGACATACATATGTTAGTCAAATGGAAATAAACGACAATGACTTAAATGAACTTAAACTACAAATAATAAAAGACAAAAATGATTTAATGTTTGGTTATATTGACCAAAACGAAGCGGTTGCGAAATTTAATATAAACACAGATGAATTAAAAGAGCTTACTGAAGTAGCCGGTTACGTTATTAACACTAATATTGTGACAAATGAGAATCCGGAAAAAAAAGCGTTAACAAAAACTCTTGAAGATGAATTTGGTATGTCTTATTTAATTCCTTTTAAAAATATGATGAAAGAATTCAATGAAAGCAATGGTAGAGACAAAAAAAAGGTAAATGAAGCTGTTAAGTTTTATGTTGATGAAATGACACCAAAAATTAGAGAAATTCAAAAATTAAAATATGAAAGAGAATTTATTGATTATGAACCGAACATTTCTGGTGATAATTATTTCTTATTTCAACGTAAAAACAGTTTAGTCAATTTGGAATTGAATTTTTTTAGCAAGGATGCCGTAAAATCATTTGTAAAAGGTGTTCTAGAATCAAGACAACCTGCGAAAAAATCGTCGAAAACAAAGACTAGGAAAATAAGACAAACAATTCAATTAGTTGAAGAACCTGTTATTGAGGAACAAGTTGTTACAAGTGAAAATATAGAATAAGTTCATCTCTTGGTGCGATTTCATCACTTGGCACAACAAGATATAATAATATTTTATCCAAAATTAAAAATATAACAATAATATAATGCTAACCAAGTATATTTCTATTCCTACGTTTTTATGTAGTTTCGCAATAGGATTATTATTTGTGTATATTTTAGGACCCGAGACCAAAGTTGTTTATAAATATCCATCACCTTCAAATTATAAAGATATTTTATATAAAGACAAAGCAGATAATTGTTTTGAAATTAAGCCGGTTGAAACTGGGTGCCCAATTAACCCATTAAGTATAAAAAAAATACCTGTACAAAATTAATTACCCGTTCAAAATATTAAATGCTTTTTCTCTCTTATAATGATTACTAACACCCTAAATATTATATATTATTAATGATTCAATTATTATATCATTTTATTATATAATGATACAACTATCTAGATTTGTTCATAGCGAAACTGGTAAGTATATTATGTCCTTATTATTGGGATTAGGATTAGCTACACTTTTTAGAAAAGCATGTAAGGGTAAAAATTGTGTTGTTTATAGTGCTCCTCCAATTGAAGAATTAGAAGAGACATATAAATTTGATGATAAATGTTACAAATTAGAGAAAAATTCAGCCAAATGTGATAAAAAAAGACAAATTTTCACCTTTGAGGGATATTAAATACTTATTTACCTATTTTATTTTTATTTTTATTATGCGTATTTTTTTAAATACAAGGTATCTTTAGTTAATATATAATATTTTTAATGGCAGATAATAATACAACAAGTATAAGTGATTTGCCGACTGACCCTGTATCTGGTGGAAGTGTTGGCGGCAATATTGCTTTAGTTGCTAATGAAATAAATCATTTTTCACAACAGCAGGGACAAGGACAAGGTCATGGAGGGTCTTTGTCTCTTGACCAAACTACTATTAGCCAGATAGTAAATGGTCTCCAACAAGCTAGTGTTGCTGGAGCAACAATGTTGCCTAGCCGAGATATACCCTTAAATACACAACCTTTAACTCATGATTCACATATTCAACCAAATTATGTTCCTCCTCCAAACAATAGGGATTATATAAACGATGATTATGATACTATAGAAAATATAAATAACTTTCAACGAGACCAACATATTAAAAATTCATTGGATTCTGTTTATGATGAATTTCAAACACCACTATTAATGGCGATTTTATACTTTATGTTTCAATTACCAATTCTAAAAAAAACTCTATGTAAATACATTCCTTTGTTATGTAATAATGATGGTAACTATAATATAAATGGTCTTATATTTACTTGTGGATTATTTGGGTTTGTATATTATATTTTGACAAAAACTATGAAACAATTCAATACATTCTAATATGAATGCTTTTACAAATAATAATATCGTGTAAAAAAAATATACTATATTATTATAAATATGAGTTACCAAGATTTGACATTATTAATTTTCACTGAAATAATTGGAGATTTTGGATATAAAAAATTTGCGGACGCAGGTGGAATGACAAATTTTATAGTTGGAACATCAGGATATATTGGAGTCATATATTTTTTAATAAGGTCGCTTCAAGGCTCACAAGTTTTATTAATTAATGCTGCGTGGGATGGATTAAGTGCGTTATTTGAATCCCTGGCGGCATTTATAATACTGGGTGAAAGATTTGATGACCCTTGGAAATATTTTGGTATATTCTTGATTATAGTAGGATTATTCTTTTTAAAACTACCTCTAGTTAATACTCGCAAATTTATATTTCCCAAATTTTTTGTTTCATAAATTTAGAAAAAAACCTCGTTTCTTCCTTTTATTTTTTCTAGTTTTACCCTTTCCTTTCTTCAATGCTTTATTTGTTTTTGGTTTTATATTATTATCCTTGTTTGGTTTTAAATTGTCTGTAGGTCTGTAACGCAAAAACCATTCTTCGTATTCTGGACTATTCTTTTTATCCTTTAGTTCGGTATATTTTGCCGCCTTCTCTGCTCTCATTTCTTCTATTGTCTCTTGGTGTCCCATACAATTTAAACTAAAACGTTTTAATAAACCCTTTTGAGCCAACCTGTTTTTCTCCTGAACTTCAAATAAGTATTTTGACATACATAACATACGGTCTTTATCATAATATGGTCTATCCGCATATAGAAAAGCTAAATAAAAGCTCAACATTGTATCAATTGTTGCTATTTTTACATCATTTCCATCAACTCGTATTATATTATAACTATGACATGCTAATGGTTCATAAATCAAAACTACTGTATCTACTCCCACTTTAATTTCATAATGTGGGGCAATAATTTCACCTACAGGAGGTCTTTTAATTATTTTCACATTTTTTATTCCAGCATCTAATAGTCTCTCTTTTACTATTTGAGATGTTACTAATGGGTCTTCTGTTAATACATCAAAATCTGGAATTTTCTCTAATTTTTTACGCAAATTACCAGGCATGTATTGCGAATATAAAGAAACCGTATATCCTCCAAAAAACACAACCCCTTGGTCTACCAACGTGTTTCTAATATTTTCATATATTTTTTCTGAAAAATTAGGGTTATTCATTTGTCTTTGAAAATCAATATGAGCACATTGCTCCCCACTTAATGGATAATGCTTGTTTAATAGTGTAAGTCGTTTCAACACCTTCTCCCAACGACTAACGTCCCCCTGGGGTCTAGACAGTTCTAAATACATTGCCATTCGTAACAAATTTGGCGGCGAACATAAGATACCAGCCACACTAATCGCATCTTTTTTAATAGCATTGAATAGTTCCTTTGGCATAAATGTTATGTCTGCCACTGGTATAAAATTTACAAAAACCTTATATGTTCCGTGATGCTGACCAGACTTTGCTTCAACCTCGACGAATCCGTCTTTTACGTATAAATCGACAAGCTCTTTCGCATCCTGTAAAGCATTTGGAGAATAAAAATCAAGGTCTGGTATCTCTATATCTCGATTGTAAAATTGGTCTTGTTTTGGCAACAAACGATTGATACTTTCGCCTCCGTAAATAATCAACTTCTTACTTCTAATGAAATTTTCCACAGTATTAATAATTTGTTTTACTTCAGGCGAGTTCGCTACCTGTTTCCCTTGTATTTCTTCCGCCTTGTCAACTGCTTGTCTCAATATAACAAGTTCACAATCACTAAATTTCAACCCTTTACATATATCGTTTTTCTTCATACATATTACTAATATTTTATATAATTTTACTGTTAAAAATATATAAACTTGTTGTCTTTGTTATTGTCCTTGTCTTTGTCTTTGTTATTGTCCTTGTCTTTGTCTTTGTTATTGTTCAGAACTAATTAATGTTTTTCAAAATAATATAAATATATAATTCTATTCATATTTATGAGTTTAAGATTAATTTCATCTTTTATAAAAAAAACAAAAAATCCTTGTATAAATTGTGTTAATTATATTGAATATAAATATACTAATCCTTATGATGAAATTTATGAAACTCAACATAAATTAGGAAAATGTGCTATATTTGGTAAACAACATTTGGTTACCGGACAAATCGAATACGATGACGCATTAGTATGTAGAACCGATGAAACAAAATGCGGAAAAAAAGGTCGACATTATAATATATACGTAATCGATGTTAAGTAATAACAGAAGTTAGTCTAAATATATATTTGCTGTATTCACAATGTTAAATTATTAAATATCAAAAACTAATCCAGCAACTGTTTTTATCTGTTTTGTTTCATAAGATACACGTTCATTTTGAGGTGGTGGAGCAGGAATTGTTTGAACTTTATATCTCAAATCATCTGGTTTTAATACAAATGCGGTTCCATTTTCTTCGAAAAATGTATTATTTTCTTCTAAAAATGTATCTACTGTTTGATACCTCATTGCTATAAATTGGCAACCATTGTTTCGCATAATAAGCGAATTTGGATTCGAAGGACTCGCTCCTTTATCTGGGAATCCTATAGTCATGTTGACCCTGTTATGATTTATCAATTCATCCATATCTGGTGTGTAAACAATTTCATAATTAGTTAACCCTCTTAAAATCGCTGATTTACTAACTATATTTACAAATTCATTAAATTTTGTTTCCAAAATGGTTTTATTTGTGCCATCGACCATTATAATAACCTTACCTGCCAGTTCATTCAATGGAACCGCCGCTAAATTCTTTTTAGAATAGCTATAATTTGGACCTAATATTCGACCTGTGCTGCTATTAAAATTTTCAATTAGTTCTGTTAACTTTTCGAACATCTTTTTATTTGTCGATTTTATACGGAGATGTATAAATAATGGGTCTGCTGGATTCGGAGCAGATGACATTGTAAAAGCATAATTGCTAATGACGTTTAAAACTTCTCCAAAAGTTACGTAATTGAACGTCTCTTTTACGCAGTAATTGTCATTTGTTGAAGTGGCTACAACTGGCTCATCGTCAATAGAATATATTTCAAAATCTAATGCTCGGACACCCTGTTTCAACAAACTTTTGACAACACATGTATCGACGTAATCGTTTTTATAATCACCCCCAGAGCAGGCATTATATGCGGATTTAATATAATAATCTCTTAAAGGCTGTTGGAAAAATGTGTTGGCTGTATTAATAGAAGAGATTTTTCCATTTATTTTTCCATACATTGTATCCATAAAGGAACAATCTCTGGCCCTAAGACCATTTGAAAAAATAGTTCCAGTATAATAGAAATACATTAATATAGCTAATAAGAGAATAATCAGGTTTATAACAGAAAACATAAAAATAGCGGTAGAATCATTCATGTTCTGTAATTTGTCTGTAATATTTTTTATTGATATACCAATACCTGCTTCTGACATATTTATAATATATTAACATAATATTTTACAAATACTTTACAAAACAGTGTTAAAAGTCAAAATATAAAATAAATTAAACAATATTGTATTTATTGGCAATAAATAGTTAAAAAAATAATATGTTAATACTATAACATAATAATACAATGGCAGGAGGATTAATGCAACTTGTAAGCCAAGGACAACAAAATATAATTTTAAATGGAAACCCTAGTAAAACATTTTTTAAAAGTGTCTATGCTCAATACACAAATTTTGCTCTCCAAAAATTCAGAGTTGATTTTGAAGGTTCTAAAACATTGCGTTTATCTGAACCATCTACATATACATTTAAGATACCAAGATATGCTGATTTATTAATGGATTGTTATTTGTCTGTTGTATTGCCCAATATATGGAGTCCTATTTTACCACCTCAAGACCCAAATGATAATAATGTTAATAATAATAGCGACCAATGGGTTCCTTATGAATTTAAATGGATACAAAATTTAGGAGCGAAAATGATTTCTAAAATAACCATAACTTGTGGAAACTACACGCTTCAAGAATATTCTGGCGACTATTTATTGTCCGCTGTACAACGAGATTTTAATACAGATAAAAAAACATTGTTTGATAGAATGATTGGAAATGTTGCTGAACTGAATGACCCTGCTAATGCTGGGGCACGTGTCAACGCGTATCCAAATGCGTATTTCACAGAAGCGCTAGCTGGCCCAGAGCCTTCTATACGCGGTAGAATCATATACATTCCTTTAAACAATTGGTTTGGGTTAAAATCCCAAATGGCTTTTCCATTAACCTCATTACAGTATAATGAATTACATATAAACATTACTTTAAGACCTATTAATCAATTATTTCAAATTCGCGATGTGTTTGACTCAGAAAATAATTATCCATATGTTGCTCCTAATTTTAATTTATGGTATATGCAGTTTTATAGATTTTTACAACCTCCCCCAGATGTTAGTATTGGAATTGATTCATATTCCGATTTAAGAACATTATGGAACGCAGATGTTCATCTAAATTGTACATATGGATTTTTGTCCAATGATGAAGAGAGACAATTTGCTTTACAAGAGCAAAAATATTTGATTAAACAGGTTCGTGAAAGAATATTTTATGATGTCACTGGTCCTAATAAAGTGAGTCTAGAATCTATTGGTATGGTTTCCAATTGGATGTTTTATTTCCAAAGAAGTGATGTGAATTTGCGTAACGAGTGGTCTAATTATACCAATTGGCCGTATGGATATGTCCCTAATGATATTATACCTGCTCCAATTGACGGCACATATCTTGTATATAGGGATGATGGGTCTGGAACATTGGTTCCTGTATATATTGGTCCTGGTGTAAATCCTGATGGTCAATTAACTGGATTAGCTATTACACCTGTATATAGCACAGAAAATGATAAATATATTTTAATAAGCATGGGAGTTTTATTAGATGGCTCATATAGAGAAAATATTCAGCCATCAGGTGTATTTAATTATATTGAAAAATACATAAGAACCAGTGGAAATGCTCCAGAGGGATTGTATTGTTATAATTTTGCTATAAATTCAAATAATATGGAATTACAGCCATCTGGTGCAATTAATATGAGTATTTTTAATTTAATAGAATTAGAGTTTACAACAATTATTCCTCCATTGGACCCATTGGCTCAAAGTTTGGTTATTTGTAATCCAGCAACCGGCGAGCCTATTGGTGTAAACAAGCCAACATGGAGAATTTATGATTATAATTTTAACTTGACTCTATTTGAAGAGAGAATAAATCAAGTTGTTTTTATTGGTGGCAATTGTGGTTTAGCATACGCCACTTAATAAAATGTTACGATAATTTCATATATTTCATTTTTTATTATATTTTTTACACGATAATTCTGTAACAAATATATTTATATATTTTGTGTTTTCATTTTTTTTTAATTTCTAAAAAGATGAAAATATTTTTCCAAAAAGTGTTTTGACTTTTCAATTTTGGACATTTTTAAAAATGTCCATTTTTCAAAACCTAAAATACTTTTCGAAAAATTAGTTACGAAAAATGGAATGTGAGCATAATGGTGTAAATTCCAAAATAATAATTATAAAAGTATTATCATAACTTTTTTTATATAAAAATAATATGTACAAATTATATACTGACGATGGCTGACGTTTTTAGGGCCAAAAAGGCCCAATATTTTCATTGCGAACTTTGTGATTTCAAATGCTGTAAAATTGATAAATGGAAAAAACACATTGAAACGAATAAACATAAAATACTGACGCAGGCTGACGAAAAAAGGTACGATTGTTTATGTGGAAAAAAATACAAACATAGACAAAGTTTGTTTAAACATAAAATACTATGCTTAAATGCTAACGAAGAAAGTATAAAATCCATAAATGAACCGCTAGTAGAAAAGAATATAAAAGATTCAGAAGTAAAAGAAAAGGAGCAAAATAATTTAGATACGAAAGAATTAATCATTCAGCTTCTAAAACAAAATCAAGAATTACAGAAAACATTAATAGAGATAAGTAAAGATAAGTGTAATATAATAAACAATACATACGAAAATAAAACCTTTAATTTAAGCTTTTTTCTTAACGAAACATGTAAGGATGCTGTGAATATAAGTGAATTTGTTGATTCAATTACAATACAATTAACTGATTTAGAAGAAACTGGTAGATTGGGATATGTTGAAGGTATAACTAGAATTATAAATAAACATTTGAATAAATTAGATAAATACAAAAGACCAATTCATTGTAGTGACTTGAAGAGAGAAGTTCTTTATATAAAAAATAACAATGAATGGGAAAAGGAGGAGCCAGAAAAACCGATACTAAAAAAAGCAATCAAAGCAGTAGCAAATAAAAACATACAACAAATAATGGAATGGAAAAATGAGAATGTACATTGTTCAGATTCGGATTCAAATAAAAATGATTTGTATTTGAAGATTTTATCTAATTCGATGTCAGGAGCAACCAGTGAAGAACAAACAAAAAATTATGAAAAAATAATTAGTAATGTAGTAAAAAAAGTTGGTATCGATAAATAATATATATTATTTATTCTGACTAAGCGTTTACATCCTTTAACATTTACTCGTTAATGCCTTTGGAAAACGTACATTAATATATTAATATAATATATGATATATTTTATTATAACTACATCTATATTTAATAATTGTTCGATAAGAGAAGGTCAATATATTAAAGGAATTAATAAATTAAAACAGATAATACAGGATTTAAATTTTGATAATTACAAAATTATTATTGTTGAAAATAATGGAAAAAGAGATACATTTTTAAATATGTTAGATTGTGAACTATATTATACTGAAAATAATTTTATAAAAACAAATAATAAGGGTGTAAAAGAATTACAAGATATTTTAGATTGTATAGACAAATATAATATTAATGATACTGATTTCATTGTAAAAATGACAGGTAGATACATTTTGGATGATAATAGTGAATTTATGAATATTATTAAAAATTTACATAATACAAATTATAATTGTGTAATAAAATATGGACCGTATTTTAAACCAGTAAATTATAAAACTAATGATTGTATTACAGGTTTAATAGGGATGACTTGTTTATATATAAAACAAATTGAAAAACCTAGGGGGTTTGAAAGTGTTGAATGGAAATGGGCTAAAGTTACAAAATTAATAGAGGATACCAAAATATGCTTAGTAAATAATTTGGGTATAGATATATGCCCTGGTTCTAACACTTATTTTAAGGTTTAATACGCGTTTTTCGAAAGCAACAACAAGGAAATGTTAAAGGATGTAAAAGCTTACACGAATAAATAATATATATTGTTTTTAACTTAAAGGTCTTTAAGTATTTATTTAATATATATTATTTCTTAGGTTATATTTATTTACAAATTAATTGTTTTGGTTTTCACAATAATAATGATTTAAAAATTAAAAGGGACAAATATATTATAAACAATATGATAAATATTGGGATAAACGGTTTCGGCAGAATCGGCAAATGTGTTTTTTTACAACTATTGAATAATCCAAATTTTTCTATTAAATGTGTAAATGCTACTGAGATTAAATTAAGTGAAATTGAAGATTATTTAAATTTTGATACAACACACAAACATAATATAAAAATAAAAGTAGAAATATTGGATAGTCAATTGTTTAGAATCAATGACCATATTATACATTTGATATCAGAGAGGGATGCCAAAAAAATAGACTGGAAAAAAATGGAATGTAACTATATTATTGACGCAACTGGCAGTTATTTAACAACTGAAAAGTGTAGTTATCACAACGCGGATTACGTAATTATGAGTTCACCTCCGAAAGATACCACTCCTACATTTATTGTTGGAGCAAATGATAAATCATATAATGGTGAAAAAATAGTGTCTGGTTCATCTTGTACGACAAATTGTATAGCACCTATATTGAGTTTGTTAAATGATAGTTATGGTATAGAAAATTGTGTTTTTACTACAATACACGCAGCAACCGCATCACAACACGTGGTTGATGTTTCAAAAAAATCAGCCAGAACTAATCGTTCCATTTTTAATAATATAATTCCACATACAACAGGCGCATCATCTTCTGTGACCGCAGTTCTTCCAATGCTAGAAGGAAAAATAAATGGAACCAGTGTTAGAGTTCCAGTTGTAAATTGTTCATTAGTTGACTTAAATATTGAGTTGTCTGATAAAAATGTAACTTTAAAAGACATAAGTAACTTGATTAAAACCAATACACTCTATAAAATAGTATATGATGTCTCTGACAAAAAATTAGTAAGTGGAGATTTTGTAACAACCACAACCCCAACAATATTAGATATAAATGCGTCAATTGATATGGGTAACGGTAAGTTGAAATTAATGGTTTGGTATGATAATGAATGGTCATATTCAAGTCAATTGATTCGTTTAGTTGAGAAAATGTTTGAATTTAATACCCGAAATTTAAAAATAGATAATTCGATTAAAGAAACATATTTTGTGGGAAATATGGATTTAGTAAATAAAGGTGTTGTTTGTCGTTTTGACTTTAACGTGCCAACAGACAAGTCTAGAAATATTACAGATGATTTTAGAATTAGTTCAAGTATAGATACGATTAAATTGATACTTTCAAAAGACCCCAAATATATTGTATTGACCTCACATTTTGGAAGACCTAATGGTATAGAAGATAAATATTCGCTTAAGTTTATTATTCCGATTTTAGAGAAATATTTAAATACAAGTGTTATATTTTTAGAAAAGGGGTTAACAAAAGAAACAGTTGAACAAATCGAAAAAAATCCAAATAGTATATACTTGCTAGAAAATCTTCGTTTTTATAAAGAAGAAACTGATTATGAAAAAGGATTAACCGATGATTCTGTTTTAAATATTTATAAGTCCTTAGGAGACGTTTTTATAAATGATGCTTTTGGATGTTTACATAGAAAACATTTGAGTATATGTGCCATGAAAGACTTTGGTAAATTGTATGGTTACGGTATATTGATAAAGAAAGAAATAGACGCAATAAATTCATTAATTAATAACAAAAATAAAAAAGTACTAGGAATAATCGGTGGGTCAAAAATAAAGGATAAGTTGCCGATTATTCAATCATTAAAAAAAATACCTAACTCTTGTGTTTTTATTGGAGGTGCTTTGACAAAACAATATACAATTGAAGACCCCACTAGAGAATTTATTTCAAAGTCTGGACATGGTAATAAAAATTTATCAGACGAATTAACGTATATAGAAGATATTTACTCAAATGACATGAATGTGTATGATATTAGTGTAGATGGGTTTTCATATTTAAAGAATTTATTGACCGAGTTTGATATTATTTTTTGGAATGGTTCATTGGGTGTGATTGAAGATATTAAATACTCTACAGGAAGTATTAATTTATTGAATACTCTTGAGTTAATGGTGGATAAAACAATTATTATTGGTGGGGGTGAAACTGCCTCATTGGTATCAGATAAAAATAAAAACCCACATATTTATGTATCTACTGGAGGCGGTGCTTTGTTGGAATATTTACAAAATAAAATATTGTATAATTCAAATTTAGTTGGTCTAGAAATATTTGTCTAATATGTTAATCTTATAGCTTATTACATGTTTGTAAATTTCACAGGTTTACAAAAATGTTAAATATTTAAAATTGAAAATATATTTTTAAATATCAAACATTTAAAAATATATAATTATTAGTTAATATGGACGAAATGATTCCTTGCGCAAAAACAAACCACAAGAATGATGATGATGATTCTTATGATGAGGATGGTTATTATGAGGAAGGAACGTGCGACGCTTGTAAAACCAACCAATGCCTTCGTGAATGTCGCAATGAGGTGGGTTGGAGTGACATTTGTAAAAAACAGGTATGCGTTACTTGCTCTTTTTCGTGTTTTTCGTGTGAAAGATGTATCCCAGCAAATCGTTTTAATAAAAATGGAAAACCGTCCTTAACCTGTCATTTTTGTAATGTAATATGCGACAAGTGTAATAAAAATATTTGTTACAGGTGTGAGGAAAAACGTGATGAAGGATTTGGAAGATGTAGTGATTGTTGGCGCCATACTCCATTATGTCGTTTCTGCGAGCATACCGATGCGCCTTATGAATGCGAACGTTGTTATGCACCCGTTTGTAATGACCATAAAAAAAGATGTTTCAACTGTGGAACGAAATGTATGGATTGTCACGAGGCGCACGGAAATTGTGAATATTGCGCAAATGATTTGTCTACAGAGGATGTGAATGAACCAGAATATACAGAAGAAAATACAACAGAAGATATAGAATAAAAATAAAAATAAAGAAATTGAACCATAGTTAAATCGTGGCATTTGATGGAGTTGGGCCAACGTCGTAAAATGCTCCGGTCATAGTAACCGTCAAAGGATATTCAGGCTCTATTTTTTTCTCAAACTGTGTTAATTTTGGCAATTTATTATAAGCTAGTTTTAATCCATAATTAAATGCTCTTGTCCAAGTGTCTATACCTTCATACACTCTCGGAACAGTTGCTTCAGGATTTATTATTCTGGCAAATACACCGATATCTGTGGTTAATGTGGAATACTGAGGAGTCTGAGAAAATGTTAATTTCCCAGCACCCACATCATTTTGTATTTCACATTTTTCTTTATCCTCATTTTTATCCTCATTTGATAATAATGATTCAAAATTCTCTACGACGAGGGTATTATTATTTTTATTTATATATATGTTAGGAGGTACACATCCTTTACAATCTATATCTGCCAGACATTGCTCTCTCGTTATCGCACACTGAGCCTTCGGACCACAGAAATTTCTACATGAATAAAAGTTGTTAACTACGTCTACATTTTGAACCGTTAATTGACTGTCTGGATTATACTCTAATAAATCATTTGGATTATACACTTTGTTAAAGCCCTCTTTTAGAGAAACCATATAATATGCTATTAATCCAATTATAACAATTACAGCAAAAATAAGGAAATAATTGATATATTTGTTGTAAGCATTAATACTCAGTTTCATAACGTATAAACTTATAATATAGACGGATATTTTTATAATTTCTAATGATAAACGTTTACTTTATTTTATTTTATATATTTATTATAAATAATGTCTAGTGCTAATAATTCTGAAGACACTATTGATTCAAAAAGAAACGAAAATAATGT